TAAGCGCCGGTAACACCGCATTATAAATCGGCAAAAACGCTTGACCTAAATTCAGTTTAATGTTCTCTAAGCTTGCCAGGAATCTAGCTTGCTTCGTCTGTGTTGTATCTGCTAGAGCATCTCCATATCTCTTGTATGTCTGCTCAAGGATAGCTGCAAGTCTGATTTGTTGCTGTGTCCTGTAGTCAAGTTGATTCCACGTTTTCCCGTTTGCAAACTTTTTGAAGGCATCAGTTGCTTCAATCATTGAAATATTCGTGTAAATCCCCAAATCTTCAATTGCTTCTGTGCTCCCGAGCATGCCTGAGCGGATACGGCTAGCAACATCTTCGTATGTTCGTCCTGTCTTGCTAGAGATTACGGCAGCTGCCTTCATAAGGTTTTCGGTTTCGCTTTCTACTTGCTGCGTGTCGGTCATAAAGCTTCCTAACAGATTAGAAAATGTTGACCCATAAGCGTAGGCATCCTTGCGACTCATTCCCAAGGCTTTAGACTGGGTTTTTACAAACGTATTATAACTCTCTGCTGCCTTGCCCATGTTTCGGTGGATGTTGTCCATTGATGATTCTACTGTCATTGCCATCTGCGTTGAGGATTTTATAGCTCTTGCTGTTGCCGCTGTTGCTATTCCACCTATTACAGCACCAAAAACCTTACTAAGTCCTTTAATTGGAGATTGAATCTTGTTTATGCTTGCCTGTGTTTTTGCCATTGATTTATTGATAGAGGTTTCGAAGGTTTTTAGTTTGGTTTGAGTTTGATTTAACGCTTTGTTGAGATTAGAGAAGTCTGCTCCGCCTCTAACTATAAAATTACTTCTTGCCATCTGTTATCACCTCCCCGCCAAACATGGCATTAAGCATTTTGGCTTGTGCTAATAGTTGGTCATCTGTCATTTGCTTTTGCTTTTCTTCTTTTGAATCTATAGATTTAAGTATCTTATCAATATCAATGTTTTTCTGCCAAACCCACCTTGAAATGAGATATGCTTGAGATACTAATTCTTTTTCCCTTTCTTTTTTCTCATCTGTGTAAGCCTTTATATAAATATTTAATACTCGAGGTGTCATTTTAAGAAATTGGTCATAACTAATACCAATTCGGGCAGCTACTTTCAACGCTTCTTCTTCGTAGTCTTCGCTTATTTCTTCTTCGCTGCCCTCTGGAGGTTTTTTATATCTTCTCCTACTCCAAATGTTTCTTCAATAATTTGAGGTAGTAAGTCTAGCGCTCCCTTAATTCCTAGATGTTCGTCAATTAGCTGTGTTGCTCTTTCTAAAGTTAGATTTTCATCTTCATGCACTAAACCACTATAAAACAGTGCTGGTATATAATCTTCTATGTCAGCACTTTCATAGTCTAGCTTAGCTAGACTAGTACCAGTTATCTTTTTAAATATTTGCATACCTTTAAAACCCATTAAAAAATTTCTTGTTTTATCTAATTGAATTGGCAAATAGTTCATAATTAATACCTCCACTATCATTTATTAAGGGATAGGCTTTTGACCTATCCCTTTTATACTCCTTCTCTAACAACAATAATCTCATAAATCTTTGGTGCTTTGCCTGTTTCATTTGCCATTATTGTTATCTTAGTGCTGCCGATTTCAACATCTACCTCCGCGGCTGATCCGCTAACAAGGTCTTTCACATATGCGCCGTTTACAAACAACTTGATTGTTTGCCCGGCCCCTGTAGCTGTTACAGTTACCTTATTAGCTGTAACCCCTTCGAAAGTATAATATCTTGTGCCTGCCGAAAATGCCGGTGCTAATGTTCCGCCATCACCTGACAACACAAGATTTGTCAACCCTGAGCTTGCTGTAACATTAAGTGAAGGTTTGCCGCTAACCTTAATAGTCGCTTCAAATGCAATTAGCCCTTCTAGCTCTGCGCTTGTGCTAAAGCCTGTTACAATGCCATTGAAGCCCCAAGAAGCACCCTGAGGATAAATTATTGAGAATGGTATTGCATCCCCTGACTCAAATGCGTTGTATACTGCTACCTGTCCGTCAGCGTCACTAGGTTCAAAATATCCGCTTACAGTAACCTCACCGCCGTCCTTGAGTCCACCTGTAAATTCCCTGTACCCTCCATTACTTGTGAGCGTTGTTGTGTCAAGTGTTTCTGAGGTCAATGATACCCCGTTGATAGATGTCAAGCCTGCGATTGCATCCGAATTGATTAATATTTGCGTTCCTAATGCTCTTTCTGGCATATCTTAAACCACCTTTCTAATAATTTCTAATAATAAATTGTAAAGTCAATGATTCCACGATTAACTTTTAGTTCATGTTCAAATTGCTCGTGTGTATTGTTTATGTCTATATCTTGAATGTAGATGTTGTCTTTGCCAATTTTTGTGCCTGGTAAAGACATTAAAAAATCCTCAACTTTTTTGGCTAAGGATTTCATATCTGCATATTTAGTTGCCATTACTGAAAACATGAAACTCAATGTTTCATCCCCTGTGAAACCTTCTAGCGTTTTCCCTTTTCTAGTTGATATTCTTGTATAAACTAGATAAAGCTTGCTTGAAGTCTCTGGCGCATTCGTTGGGTAGATATTGCCTTTAAGTTCCGGAATTCTCCTTTCCAATTCATATCTCAACGCTCTTTCCATTGTTATCGCTCCTTAAATATCGTTATACAAACGTTGGTTCTTCCAGTAACTCTTCTTTCTATCCATTCGCCATCTAAAGTGGATCTGTCGATTTCCTCTACGTCAGCTGTTGTAGAAAAGCCTTGTATTTCATCTGCGGAATCAATAAGATCACATATTACCTTTTTAGCTGTTTCCTTATCCATCAGCTTAACCCTGCCTTTCTTATTTCCTCGTCAATCTTTTTCTTCATTGTATCAACTATAGTCTTTTCCATCTTCTGTGCGTTGTCGCTCAAGCTGTCATGAATGAATCTGAATCCCGGTATGTATCTGCCATTCTTAGCAAAAAATCCGTACTCCTGCGATACTGGATAATAACCTGTTACTTTGCCTTCCTTATTCTTTTTCTGAAAAACATCATTCATGTTTCTATCAAATACAATTCTATAGACTTTCTTTCCTTTAGACCTAGACCGCTCACCTTTTAACACGATACCTTTTTTAAGCATACCTGTATCGTAAGGAGCATTAGCCTTTGCATCTTTTAAGACGATGTTCATACCTTTTCTAGCACTTGCTGTTACATGTTTTTGAGGTACCTTGCCTAATTTCTTTAAAGAGCTTAAAAGGTCTTTCATTCCTTCGACTTTGAAATTTACCTTAGCCATTTCACTTCACCAGCCTACAATAACATAGCAATTCCCTATTCAATCCTTTGACATTTACTGCGGATAATATCTCGTATATATTATTACCATGCTTAATTCTCATGTCGTTTGTAATACCAGGTACATATCTCATATTGAATTTTACTTCTACCTTGCTATCAGTAGTATAAGCGGTAAAGAACTCATTGCCAAGTAAAGGTTCCATGCTAGCCCATATTCCTTCTTTGAAAGGGTTCCAAGTGTCATAAGGTTC